TTGTTTCATTAAAAACAGCATTTTCTGGAGGCATGTAGTCATTAATATTTTGAGAAGCAGATACCTTTTGAATACCTTGACTTTGAGGGTTGGATTGACCTTGACCAGTAGATGGCTCACCAAAACCAGTTTTCATTCCGTTAACGCTACTCACTCCACCAGTGGGATCATATTTTGGAGCTAAGTAATCCATAAAACCTTTTTCAGAACCTGAAGCTGTAGTAGGATTAAAGTAACTACCACTTGTAATATTACCTGAAGCTGACCCAAGACCTCCAAAAATACCTTGGCTTAAAGTATTTTCTGACCCAGAAGCAAACAAACCTTTAGCAGCACTAAAAGGTTCTGTTAAACCACTTTGAAATCCACTTCCAAGCTCTCCAAAGAAACTAGCGTTGGGATTTCCTAATGTTCCTATTCCACCTTGAATGCCTCTCATTGCAGCGCCACCTACATAAGACAGGCCAGCAGACTTCAACGCATCACCCCAAGACCCGCCTTGCATTTTGGTCACTAATCCAGAAGCTATAATACCGCCAATTCCTGGCGCGATTAAGTTACCTATGATAGGGGCGGCAATAGGAAGAACTTTCTTAAATACTTTCTTAACAGCCCTAAATATTTTCTTGAAGAAAAACTCCGGCTGTCCTGTTACTGGGTTAATAGAGTTAAGAGCATCACCAACTACGTAGCGATTAGGCTCCTCAATACCCATTGATTTCATTTGATTAAATAACTGGTTTTTAAGATCTGGGTTAGCATCTAGGATTTCTTTAGGAACAAAGGTCTCTCCTTCTGCGGCGTGAACCATGTAGTTATCGCCATAACGACCTAGCGTGGCTAATCCACTTGCTAGAGCTTGAGCGGAAGGTTCGCCTTTAAGTTTTATGTTTGACTGAATCATCGAGACACCTCTAATATGCTACCGAACACCATTATTTTTGACGCAGTATCACAGTTTAAAATTAACTTATCGCCAGCTTCTAACGCAAACGGGCCTTCAAGAAGAACAGAAGTAGCTAAAGTAGTAATAGTTTCTTTTCTTAATATAACCGTAGCAGACCCAGAAGTATCCGTTATCTTAGTGAATACCACTATAGAGCCGCTATGGCTATTGTACAAATTAATGTCTTTAATAATTGCTTCTGTGGCGTCAGGACAGGTATAAATTGTGACATCTCCTGTGGAACCAACTGTAGTTACTATATTTTTATATACTGAAGCCATTATTCAAAAAACCAACTTAACGCTCGACTAGTATCTTTTCCCTCAATCTCTACTGGAAATTCTTTTTTAGTGAGCGCCATCTCAATATCTCTAAGTATCCTCTGGTAAGTTCCAGAGTCGTATTCTATAGGCGCGTCCGGAAAACTATGGTCTAAAAGACTGCCCATTACCTTCTCCCATCCGGTCGTAAATCAAGACGCAAATCGCCCAATGTCCATGCTAAGTTTGTTGTAGAACTTTGTATTCGTATAGCAGCTTGCCTCGATCTCGACCTTAAAAAAGATTGCTGTGTAGAAGAAGTAACAACATTTGTAGAATTTGTCGCTAAAGAATCTCCAGGGTAGTCCCTTGTTTTTACTATGTAATTTACAGATGCGGATGAGTTACTGCTCGTTATATCTATATCCGGTATAAGTCTTTGCATAAACATAAACTGTTCACCGTCACCTAAATCAAAGTCTGCGGACTCAATAAAAGAAGTCATGGCAGCTCCGTCATTATTATCTCCAGACTCATGTATGAAGACATAATTGTCATCACCGCTTTTTCCACAAGCTCTAGGGTTATCATGTATACTGTAATCTACCCAAGCTGTTCTCGATAAAGTACCAATATCCCATGTTCCTTCAGTGTAGTTAAACTTAACGTATCTGTCTATCTCAGTTGAATCGGCAGTAGAGTAAAACCAAAAAACTTCACTAAACATACGGTTAGAGGCTGCAAAAAACTTAAAACTTTGGTCAAGATTTATATCGTCAAAGACATACCTAAGAACAGTACAAGGAACAACTTGAACGCTTCCGGCGTAAGCGTAGAAGTTTTCTCTATCCATCCAAAATACTTTATCTCCAATTGTTACAGAGGTGTTTGGTCCAAGAATAGACACATTTCCAGCAATTAAAGAAAAAGAAAATACGAGATCTCCACCAACAAACCTCATGGCATGTAAATTAGAATCAGTCCAAATTAACATTTCTTGTCTTGTTCTCTGCGCTGATATGATTTCTGATCCAGATGAAATCCTTTGACTTCCTGAAGTGTTGTCTACTTTAGGTGTCCACGTAAAAGGAGCTTCCTGACTTGACCAACGAACCATTAATAAATCTTGATCCGTTTCGTCTTTAGGATTGCACCCAAAACAAACAATATGCCTGTCCGCACCAGAAACCATAATTCTTCTCGTTATAGTTGGAACATCAGATGCCCCTGGCTGAGAAGCAAGCGTTGTTGCCCTGTTAGCTAATCCTAACGTTTTATCCCAGTAAAAAGGAGTACCGTCATATACGTTAAATACAAGATCTTCCCCCCAGTTGTCTTGAGAGTACAATCTTATGTTAGACCCTGAAGAGGCGCTCGTAACGGAAGACTCGCCCCACCCTACAAAATCATTAGCCTCTTTTACGTTAGCACCGTCAGAGTGAGCAGCGGCGGTTGTTCCTCGAGCGCCCCTTGCTACACCAGCGTTTATTGTATGAGTTGACTTACCCGTGTATTGAATAAGCTCATTGTCTATTAACATAAGACCTACAAAAGTAGCCGCCGCTCCACTGGATGAGCTTGCCGCTGTTGTTCCATCGTCTCCTCTAGTAATAGATCCTAGCGTATTAGAAGTATTAGTGCCGTAACGTATTTTTTCACTTCCTATCAACACTGTTCCCTTGCTTGGGAAAGAACTTGTATCCGCTAACGCTATAGTAGTGGCAGAATCCGTGATATTTGCGCTTGTCGTGGTAGCTACCGTTTCAAAGTCGGCAGCACTTGTAAGAGTAAAAGAAGTATCGCTATCACTTATCCCACCGCTGTCGTTGAGAGTAGTCTGAGAATAACCTGTTGAATAACCGCTCCATAAACCTGCGCCAAAACCCGTCCCGCTTACAACAGTATTTAGACCGGTGTTTATTTGATAAGCAGCTACTACAGAAGAACCACCACCCGTAAGTGTACCTGAACCAGCGGTTCCCGCAGTGGCTATCGTATAGCTATTTGAATCAATAACAGTTAGTTGATGTTCTTTGTTTAATTGCGCCGCAGTAATACTATTTACTGCTGTTGCTCCGCTAATAGTAACAAAGTCATTAGTAACTGCTCCATGAGAGGGAGCCGTGACAGTAACTACACCGTTACCATTTACAGTTGTTAAAGGGTTTGTTCCTAAAGTTGTTGTAGCTCTTATCGG